CCAGGGCACCGGAGAACAGCGGATTCTCTTCGCCCCGGATGTTGGCGGCCGCCTGGATTTGCTTCCACCCGTTGTCTCCGGTTTCGTTCTTGATCGCCTTGACCTGCCAGGTGTGCAGGAGGCAGAAGTAGTACGGCTTGCCCTTGACCATGATCGGCCGGATGGCAGGATATGCGGCAGTCCCCAGCGACATCTTGCGGCGAATCAGCGAGATGATACCGGTGCCCATCAGCACGTCGGTCGCTGTCTGCGCGGACAAAAGGGCGTCACTCGCGAACGGGCCGGCCGCGCAAATCGTGCCGTCGGCCTTCTGCCCGCCGCGCCAGACGCGGGCCGCGCTGGGGGCCTTTTCGTTGACCGTCAATGCCACCGGGCTGTTGTACAGCCCAGCAAGGGCGGCGTATGCGTCTTCTTCGAGCCGCCGGGCGTACCAATCTCCAAGGGCCGCCTTGCCCTCTTCGCGAATGTTGACAGCCGTCCGTTGCTCGCTGATCGCGCCGTCGCTGGTGACACAATTGGCCCGCTCGTGCACCTCAAGGGTAAAGTTCAAAATCGAAAGCGCCTCGGCGGCCGACAGCACCCGTCCGCCGTCGCCGACACCTTCGCCAGTCAGCGGTGCCCGGATGCGGAACGTCATCTTGTCGCCCTTCTTCGCGGTAAGCGACGTGTCGATCTGGATCGGGAAATTGTCCCCGTCCCCGACAAGCCCGCCCTGGGTCAGCGCGCAATTCGCCATCATCCAGCGAAACAGTTTTTCAGACCAAATCTTCTGCGTGTTGGGATCGTTCGTCCCGAATGCGGTTGCCGTCATGACTCACTACTCTTCTTTCTGCCCTGACTCCGTTTTGCCAAGCAGCGATTCGGCCAGTTGCTCGCCGTAGCTCAGCGCCGCCCGATGTGTGATCGGAGGCGCTGTCCTGGTCGCTGGCGCTGGGGCTGCCGGTTTCGGCTGTCCGGGCGTGTTGGTGGTTTTCTGCAACTCCTCAAGGATCGAACTGCGGAGAGTTGCCGTCCGCCGTTCTTCGGCCCTGGCGCTCAATGCCGGGGTCCGCAAAATGCACAGCCTGTACATCTCTTTCGCCGCGTTGACGCCTTGGGCCACGATGTATTGCCGGTCGACGGCGGTCAGGTTCTTTTCGCCAGCCGCCGTTACCGACACGTAATCAAGGCCCTCGCCAGTTTTGTCGCCCGTCAATTCGGCCGCTGTGGCGCGCTCCGCGTCAATCGCCTGCTGCCGCTTCGACATGGCGGCGAAGGCCTTGCGGGCTTGCCCAACCGTCAGGATTTCATCATCGGGCAGTTTGTCCAACTCGAAATCGTCGTCATTGGTCGGCGCTGCCGCCGCCGGCGCTGGGATTGTCGGAACGCCGCCGCCCTGGAGCTCAAGGATTCGGCGTTCAGCCTCCGCCAACTTCTGTTCCGCCATCTGACGACGGCCCCGCTCATCCTGAACATCATGGATCAGACCGGACATCTTTGGATCGACAGTTCCAGCCGCTGGGGTCGGTTGTGGCGCGGGGACAGCAGCATTAGCCTCGGGCGCAGGCGTTTCAACCGCCGCTGTAGTTTCCGTTGACTTCTGTGGCTCTTCTTCCACAATCTCCGCCTCGGGTGTCCCTGCTGGGTCCGTCGTCACGGGCGCTGCCGTCTCCTCGGGCTCCGGCACTTCCGGCCCAAGGAGCCTGTTCGCAATCGCCAATCCGTTTTCTTCGCCTGCCATGTTTCACCTGTCCTGTTTGCCCGCGGACGCGGGTTCCCTCGCCTTTCCCCGGCGAGTTGGGGTCACCCGCGAATCCCTCGCGGTCAGGGCGTCCCGCCGTTGGCGGGTGCTGCTATCAGACCTTGGCCGAAATACCCATCTTGGCCGGGGCCTGCTGTTCCTTCTGCAACAACATCTGCGCCTGCTGTGCCTGCGCCTGTTCGTTGCGGTCGATGCTGTCGATGATCTCATCCCTAAACGGCACGTCCGTTGCCTTCACAAGCAACTTGGCGGGGATCACACCAGGCCGCATGCGGTCGATCTCCGTCAGTTCCGCAAACGCCGTCGTCCTGGCGGTCGGCGACTGCGGGGACTGGCTGACTTCGACTGAGTACCGGCCAGTGGCCACGTCCCGGATCTGCCGCAAAAGGATCTGTTTTGCAGCGGCCACCACCGCCTGACGGTATTGGTCATGCGCCTGCTGATCCACCGGGTCGGCCGGTGCATTGGGGTCGGACTGCGCGGGCGCTGGCGGTTGCGGGATCATCGTCGCCGCCTGTTGGATCAACTCCTCGTCAAGGCATGAATCCAGGTCGCAAATTCGGTCTATCTCCTGGTCGCTGTAGACCGGCTTGCCCTCGCCATCGCGCCGTATCAGTTCGACAAGGAAAGTGCCGAATAACTGGCAGGCGTAATCGAACCGGTCGTACGCGCCTTCCAGGATCGACATGCCCTGCCGCTGCCGCAGACCCAACGCCAGCCCCGATTCTTTCGTCTGCGAGTCCTGGCCCATCATGTTGGCAACGCCGCTGATTTGCTTCATGTCATCGGCGGCCGCCTGGCCAAGTTGAATGTGCCCTTCCGAAAGCGGGGTCGGCGCGATCCGCTGCGCCTCGCCGCCCAGTTTGTCCAGTTCGATGATGATGCCCGGTTTTGACCCGAACTGTTCCAGGATAGCCTTGTAGGCCGGGTCCATGAATTTCTTGATTATCCAGCCGGAATTCGCCGACTGGCCCAGCAAGTGAAGGGCCTGGCTGCGCCGGGTGTTTTCCTCGCGCTGCGGGTCGGTCAGGTTGTCAACCAGACCCCAAACGTACCCGTCGCTGAAAAACGGGCAGAACCGAAAGAACGGGTACTCATGGACGCCGCCCAGCGGGTCCACCACGTGTTCCGCCAGGCTCGACCCGATGATGACCGTGCGATTAAGCACGCCCATCACCTGTTCGGAATATCCCCAGCGGTCCGGCCACAATTGGGCGGCAATCTCCGCTCCTTTGCGGTCCTTTTCGGACAGGCACACGATTACCGACCCCTGCGCCCTGTCGGTGGAAACGGCGACCTTGCGCCAGTCCTTCCACCAACATTCCAGCACGCGCAGCCGGTTGCGGTTGCGTTCGGTCGCGCGGCAGTCGTCGCCCCAGATGGCCCGCGTCTCGCCCTGCGGCTCCGGCCGGCCCTCTGCCCGGCTGAATAGTCGGTCGATCATCTTGCCAAGCCAACCTTGGTCCGCCGAGCCTACCACGTCGCTTATCGCGTCCAATTCAAGCGACGGCCACTTGGCGGCGATCTTGTCCCGGTCCTCGTAGTATTCGCGGATTACGCTCTTGGCGTTGGTCAGTTCGTAGTCGTTGAAAGTCGCGTCCTCGAATACCGTCAGCGGATCAACGCTCCTGACCACGACCCGCCTACCGTTGGCGTCGAATGGATCGTTCTCGATGTCGGCCATCAACCAGCCCTTGCCGGTGATCACGCCGCGCTCGAACTGTTCGGATTGCTCGAACGTGCCGTTGCACGTACTCATGGCGTGCTTGGCCAGCGCGGTCAGGGCGTTTGCAGCCGCCTCTGTGCCGTTTCGAAGCGGACGGACGCGGATGTCTTTGCTGTTCTGCCGCTGGTTTCCGCTTACGAAACCGACGATGCCCAGGATGCGGTTGATGGTCAGCGCCGGCTTGCCTGCGGCATGCAGCGCCGCCCGGTCCGCCGGGTCCCACTGGTGCCCCGCGTGGAAGTCGCGGCATCGCTCCGCCCGATCCCGCCAGTCCTGGCCGCCGGCCAGCGCCGAATTGTACAAAGCCGTCACCTTCGCGACGAGTTCTCCATCGCTGAGTTTCAAAGCGGCCGGGTTGTTTGACGCCTCTGCCATTTCGGATTATCCGTCGTCTCGGGCACGTTCGCGCGGTTCCGCAGATCCGCCAGGCGGGCCATCTCCCTGTGGTCGGGATAGTGCGCCACGCGGCCCTTGCAGCGGGCCTCCAGAGTGGCTAGTTCCTTTCGCTCCGCTGGCGTCAAGGCAACCGCCCTTCCTGCGGCTGGACACGGCGACTCAGGAGGTTGGGCATTGTCGCCGCCCTGCGCCACCGTGCCGACTTCCGCATTGCTGTCTGCGGCTGGACACGGCGAATCAGGAGGTTTGGCATTGTCGCCGCCCTGCGCCACCGTGCCGCCTTCCGCATTGCTGTCTTTCGTTTTCGCCATAGCTTTTGCTCCTTTGTTTTTCGATCACCACTGCGCCTGCCAGCTGCCGGCGGACGCCGTTTCGTAATTTTCTGCCGGCTCGTCATCTGGCGCAACGAATTGCAGGCCCCACAGCCCAATAACGTAGCAGTCCGCCCGATCGGGCGAGCAGCCCAGCGCCTTTTTCGTCCTGGCCTTGGGCTCCAGTATCAATCGGCCGCTCGAGGTCTGTGTCTGCCAGTGGGTCGCCGCCAGTTGCTTCAGAATCACCGGATCGGTCAGCGCGGGCACCTTGCGGTCCATCACAAGTTGCATCACGTTCCACCACGCCTCGGCGCGGAGGTTGGCAAATCGGTCCGGCTCCTGGGCGGCCTCGGCCGAGTTGAACGCGTGTACGATCTTGCCCATTTCGGCCAGGCGGTCCACCACGCCCTTGCCGTTGCCGATGGTGTCTATCGCGAACTCTTCGCAGTGGTGCTTGCGGCCGAAAATCGCCAACGCACCGGCCAGCTTCATGCTGTCCCGGTCGTGCGATATCTCCTGGTCCACGATCCGCCCGGCGACGATGTACTGCATCGGCGCCTCGTCGCCGCCCATCGCCGGGTCGCACGCGATTATTCGGCGCTCGGCCAGTTCCTCGGGCGGGTCGATGTCAGGGTCATAGGCCGAAAGACCCGCCAGCATCCGCGATGTAATAAGCACCTTCTCCTCGTCGGTGATGCGGGCGCACTCCATTTCCTGGTCGTACAGCACTGGCGGCATGTCCTCTCGGGCCTTCGCCAGTTCCGCCGCAGACAGGATCCCGCTCGCTGACGCCCTCAGCGTCGATGCGAACCACTCCGGCCTGCCCTTGGCCGCGTCGTGCAACTCGGTGGCGTGGTTCAAGCCCTTGGGCGTGTACATGAACATGGCCCAGCGGGTGACGTCTTCCGCGATGATCGGCCGGATGATCTCCTGCCAGGTCATCGGCTTGATCAGCGCCCACTCGTCGAACCCCACGCCGTGCGGACCGACGCCTCGAATGCTGTCCGGGTCGTCGCTGCCGCGAATCACGATCCGGCTGCCGTTGGCGAACCGGACCTGCAATTTCTGCTCGTTTTTCTCCCACGCCATTTCGTCGCGGTCTGGCAGCGCCGCGTCCAGCATGTTGGGATCGTCCCATACGATCTGCCGTTCCTGCTCCTTGGTCGGCCCGATCAGCAGGTACGTCCGCTTGGAGTTGCGGCACGCCTCGCGCACCGCCAGGTTAAGCCAGAACGTGGTTTTTCGACTGCGCCGGTGCCACTCCAGCGAGAAGAACCGCACGGATCCGCCGTCAAATGTCTTGAATGCCTCGATGTGCCACTCGTGCATGCCGTCCAGGAATCGCCGGTTGGGAATCACTTCGTTCCCCCTGCCGGGTTTCGGGTTTCGGGTTTCGGGTTTCCGGTCTTCCGGTCCCCCTGGAACATCACGATCTGCAGCGGCTTTCCGTCCGCGCCGCCAAGCTCCACCTTCGAGGATTGTTTCCAGCGAGCCGGGGAGCGGTTGCACAGCCAGAAGATCGCCGCCGACGTGTCGGCCGGAACGTGCCGGCGAACCGTCTTGACGGTGATCAACTTGGCGTTTTTTCCGCGGCCGCGGAGCTCCTCGGTTCGCTCGGTGTAGTCGTAGCCGGTGGCCCTTTGCAGCGTTGTGGCCTCCAGCTCTGCGGAATTGAACGCATCCCGCCCGGCCTGCACCGCCTCACGGAACGCCTGGTGCTCACGCAGCCATTCCTGCACGCTCTTCCGCGACACGCCGAAGAACTTGGCCAGTTGATCGTTCGTCGCGCCCATTTCCGCGCAGGCGATGCGGGCCTGTGCGACCATGCCCACGTGATACCGGCCGCTGCCAGCGGGCCGCCCGGCCTTCGCTGTCTGCTTTCTCCGCGTCCCCGCGTCTGGGCGTCTCCGCGTCGTCTTGTTGCTTCGCTGGATCATCTGGTCCCCAGGTTCATCGGGCCGCCGCTTCCCCAGCGGGCGTTGCCCATGCCGACAGTCGAGACAGAATGCGCCTGCAGACCGACCGGCCGCGGCGCCGTAAAATCCACGCCGCCGTTGCCGCCGCCGTCGATGCTCGTGTAGGCGTCGAGATCGGTGCTTCTCTTACAGGCTCTGGCATTGTCGTTCTCCTCGCTACTTACGTCGCGCTTTTTTATGTAACCTTAATTCCCCTTCCAAAATGGGAAGCGTGCAGGCGATCCGCAAGATGGGAGTGGTTGCATTGCAACCACTTTATTTTTGAGGGCTATTCGTGGATGTGCCCGATTGCCCCGCATCCGCATTTCGCGAAGTGCATGTGGCCATGGGTTTTGAACACACGCCCGTAGAATCCCCGCTGGCCGCACGCCTCGCAAATCTTCTGATCGAATTTGAGGCGGTTTCCGGCCTTGCGAATCAGCCTCGCCTGCCGCTCCAGGTCCGCTTTTGTCGGCTTCCATGGCATTGGTTTTTCGTCCCGATTTTGCGTAAGTCGAAAAAATGGGCTGTTTTTGGTGTCGATACTAGGTGTTATCTGGACCATTACGACGCCTCGAAACACCCGGTTTCCTGCGGGAAATACCGCGTTTTGTGCCTTTTCGGCCCACTCGCGAAATGATGCGCATCGCATTTCGGGCGTTTCGCTGCCGAATATCGTTGTAAATCATTAGGGTCTTTGGGTTTGCGTGTCGTGTCAATGCCATCGCCAGGGGGATGTCGCCCTTGGACTTTCGCAAGATCTCCGTCGCCGCGTGGTGCCGCAGCTTGTGCGGGCTGCATTTGATCCCCGCCGCACGGCCAAGGTACGCGATGGTCTCGTGGGCGCCACTGTACGAAAGACGCGCGGCAGCCGGGTTTCGGGTTTCGGCATTCCGGGCATCGCGCTGGTTGTTGTTTTCCGAATCCCGAGTCCCGAATCCCAAGTGCCGTATTGCCCGGTCCAGGCTGACAAACACTGGCCCAGCCTCTGTGCCGCGAATCTCCAGCCATTTCGCAAGGGCCACGGCCGCCGTGCGCGGGATCGGGTAGCGCGTCCGGCCCCGCTTGCCCTTGGCCAGCACCTGGATCGTCGGCGTCCGCCCGGCGGTGTCCACGTGGCACACGTCCAGGCTCAAGACCTCGTTGCACCTGTACGCGCCGTGGGCCATCAGTTCCACAAGCGCCAGGTCCCTGGCGCCCTTTGCGTCCCTCCGTCGGCGGCACGCCTCGATCATGGCCGACACCTGGCGGACGGTGGGGCCCCGGGTGTCTCGTATCAACTCCGGCGACGGCAATTTCAGCGGCTGCAGCATCCAGGGGATGACGTCCAGCTTGTGCGCCAGCCGCACCAGACCCATGATCGACTGCGCCCGCGTCCGCACCGTGTTCAGCGCGCCGTATTTTCCGTGGAGCCACTCGACGAAATCATGCACCGTCCGTTCCGCCGCCCCGCGCGGCATGTCCAGGAGGCGGAGAACAGCAGACACGGAGACGCGGAGACGCGGGGAAACGGAGACTTCCGCTTTTGGTTGTCTCTCCGTGTCTTTTTTGGCAAAAGGTCTCCGTGTCTCAGCGTCAAGCTCGCCCAGGTACTGGGCGAGCGCCTCTATGCCTCGCCGGTACGCCGTCGCCGTGTTGGCCGGCCGCGCCAGGTGGCTATGCAACAGCTGCTCAGGTGTGGTGTGGGACCAATCGGAATTGGAAGCCGTTATTCCTGGTGTTTCTCGCCTAAACTTTTTCATAATATTTTTATTTTCTCACTTGACTTGACCGCCAATCGGCGGTATAAATAGTACAGACGATCAATGATGATCGTCGCCGATCCGGCCGGTAGCCGGGAGAACAAGGAAATGGATCATGTCAAACACAGCGACACACATGCAGAGCGTGGGAGCCGTCATCAGCCATCGTGAGGTTATCCGGGCCGCCAGTGGAGCGCCCGAGTGGCGGGACTGCCCGGCCATGCGGACATTGGTTAACCTAAAACGCACTTTTTCGACCCGCAAGCAGTGTCTGCGGAACATCCGCGAAGACGTGCAGGCTGTTGGCGTCTCGTCGGCGATATTGCCGGTCAGAAATAACGGACTGCGGGCCTGCGCCAAGGCCTGCGAGTTGGACGCGCAGGCTGCGGCGAGGGATGAGCATCGCCTGCCGGCCGACCTGATCCGAGCATGTGAGGAGGTATGCCAGTGACTAGCTTTACCCTTCTCGGCCGGGCGGTGACACACACCGCTCGGCCCCGTTTCCGGGTCGTGTTTTCGCCGCGCGACGATGGCAGCGGGGCATGGGACTCCGGGCCGGTCGAGTGGCTTGACGGCCAGCCGCCCGTGCCCACCGACGAGCGGCAGGCAACGGCCGCCGCGAAGTTCTTCGCAAAGCTCATGCGCGAGTCCGGCGACTATTTTTTGGCCCACATGTACGACGATTGGATTCAAGAGCTTGTCATCGACCGCGCGGCGAAACTGGGGATCAACGCCTACCAGATCGCCATCGCCACCGGCTGGGCCGTCAGCGACGATCATGTCCAGGCCTACCTGACCCACAAAAAGAGCATGGGGAGCCACAAGCTCCAGCACGTGCTGCGCGTGCTGGGCCTGGAGATCACTGTCACGAAGTGACACCGTCATTCCACGTTCTCCCATTGTTTCCCTGCCTTTTTCAGGTCTCGCTTGACGATCCCCGTGAAATACGAGCCGGGGGTTTTGACCGTGCGGTCGCCGGCCACGTTGTCGGCGGCCTTGCAGTAGTGCTCGACGGCGGCGCCCGGTTCGCCCAGGTTGCCCGCCGCGATGTGCCGGGCGACTCGCCGGAACGTCGCCCGATCCCCCGCCAGTTGCCGCCCGTCGCCCTTGCCCAGCCGCAAAAACTTCACGATGACTTCCGCGAACGCCTTTTGCCCGTTGGCGGTCCCGATCTGCTCCACCACGTGATGCCAGCCGTTTCCTGACGGAGTAGCCGGTAGCCCGTAGCCAGTACCCAGTGAAGAGGCAGAGCCGGATTCTTCGCTTTTTCCGTTCCCGGCTCCAGGCTCCTGGTTACTGGCTACTGCTTTTCCGTTTTTTTCTTCTTCCGGCGAATTTTCTTGGGGGTTATCAAGCGAGCCCTCTTCGCTGTTTGCTTCTTTGAGTGTTTCGTTAAGAGTGCTTAGTGTGCCATCTTGGCACTTGTATAGTGCCATCTTGGCACTTGTGGTTGCCAAGTTGGCACTATGTGCCATATTGTCACCTGTGCCAAGTTGGCACGTTTCCGAACCCTCCGTTTGGGGTGTTTCCGGGGCTGCTGGCATGGAATTTGTCACGACCGGAAGGGGCAAAAAGTGATAGGCCGTGGAGCGATTGTACGGCTTGCGTTCGATCAGTTTTACCGCCTCCAGTTGCTCCGTCGCCCGGATCACGCTGCGGACGCCCGTGGCGGTCGCCTTGGCCAGCGTAGCGATGGACGGCCACACCCATTCCGCGTCACCTCGCAGGTGGCTTAGGATCGCCGTGTAGACGCACTTGGCCGTGCAGGAAATGCGTCGATCGCGCATCACCGCATCGGGCGTGCTGCCGTATTCGCCGGGTTTTAGAAGCTCGTCGCGTTTCATCCGTGAATCCAAACAACCGATAATCCGTGCCGGGCCAGTGCCCAACCAAGCCACCACAAGGGCGAATCCTTCGCCCGAATCCAACCAAATCTTGCAACAACCGTGACTGGTAATCAGTGACCCGTGATCGGGAACAACCTTCCGACATCGTTCTTTTCGTACTCTTCTCGCAGCCATCGGCGGGCCCGCTGTCGGGCGGAATCCTCGCTGGCGTAGGGCCAGGTCACGTACAGCGTCCGGCCGCTGGCCGTGTGAATCGCGCACTCCCGGTGCTTGCCAAACAAGCCGTTGTCTCGGTATGTCTCCACGTGACAGTCCATGCCGACCTCAGGGTTTCCGAATCGGCGAATCCGTTGTTCCGGGGGTGGTGATTTCCTTCATTGCCAGGCCGTCCCGGTCATTCCAGCCGCCTGTTGGCTCGTAGGGCCGGCGTCGGCCGTTTCGGACGCGCACCACCTCGGCCAGGGCCGCCACATGTTCCTGCAGTTCGCCCATGCCGCCGGTGAGTTTGTACCACTCCAGCACCGCCGCCGGGTCCGGGATGGGCCTGGCCGAAGCAATCAGGGCCTTGACGAACCGCAGTTCCGCCGGCCGCGTGTCGGCGTAACAGCGGTGGTAATACACCTGGAACGCCATGATCCTGAACGACCCTTCGGCCTGGTCGTATGTTGCATTCGGTTTTTCCGCTCTGCGTCCGTTTCCGTGCATGGCGTTGCCTATCTCAAATCTCATCCCTGCGGATGCCCGCAGGGGCAATTTGGAAATCCATTAAAACGTGACCGCCGCCGTGATGACGGCCCCGGCGGTCCAGTAGATCGCGTGCCGCCAGTCCGCGTGCCACGCGTACACGCCCGCCGCCAGGGCCTGGAGCACGATCAAGACGACCGGGAATACCTTTGGGCTCATTTCTTCGCCTCTGCGGTGGCTTCCACGCCGCCGGTCGCCAGGATGTGGGCGACCAGCTTCTTCTCGAATACATCTATCGCTTTCCGCAGGGCGTCCCGTTCCCGCGTCTGCCGGGCCGGCCGCTGGCTCCGAGCGCAGGCCCTGCCCGCCGCCATTCGGGCCACGGTCAGAAACTCCCCCATAGTTCGTACCAGCGGACATTTTTCACATTTGCATTCAGTCACGCGGGCACCTCATCTTCGTTCGACGTTCAATGTTGGATGTTGAACGTTCGCTTTCATCGCGGAAGAACTTCCAACGTTCAACATCGAACGCTCAACGTCCAACGGCGAGGCGTTCTCCTCTGCCAGCAGCGGCAATTCCTCTTCCGCCTCGACTCGTGTTTCCTGCCGCTCGCGCAGCCACCATCGCGGCGGCAGTTGGACGTACTTTAGGGATACCTTGACGTAGGCCGGATTGAGTTCGATCCCGATCCATCGCGCGCCCACCTGCCGCGCGGTCTGGGCAACCGTTCCGATCCCGCTGAACGGATCGAGTACGACGCAACCGGCGTTTTTGGAAATGCAGTTGCACGTCGGCCGGTAGCCGGCGACTTTGCTTTCCGTGACATGGCGTTCTGGGTCGCGGTTGACTATCTCCGCGTCTGGCAGATAATCCCTGTTGCTCGATCCGTGTGCGCCTTCGCCTGTGTCCCATTCGGCGGGAATCTTTATCTTCGTTCCTTCGCCTGGCCGTGTCGCCACGCGCACAGACTCCACCACCGGCGCGTACGGGCTTCCGCACGCCTCGCAGCAGCCGCCCGCCGAAATCCCGGCCGACAGACAGCGCCGGACAAGTTCGCTGGGAAACGTGGCGAAGTGACGGATCTTCGTCGGTTCGCTCGATAGCATCCAGACGGAGCGGGGGTTGCGGGAACCGCCTTCGCCTGGAACCGTGGTTGATTCCGTCCGGCCCGGTTCGCTTGGAACGCCTGACCGATTCCAAATCTTCGCGCCAATCTCCGTACTTCTGCCGTACTCCGCCGTTTCCTTGCTCTCCTCCCCGTCCCAAAAGTACCCGCCGGCCTTGGCCATGACGAAGATGTACTCATGCGCCGTCGTGCATCGGCCGGAGCCCTTGCGAAGAACGTACCCGCCGTTGGGCGCGCACTTGGGACAGCCGGGACAGTCGGTCCATTGGGTTTTGTTATCGTCACTCGCAAAAGATCCGCAGTCTCTATGCCCTTCATTCTGTCCATCGCGGCCTGGCAGTAGCCGATCACGATTGAATTTGGCCGTTGCCACCTTGACCTTGCACTTGACCCATCGCCAGCCGTTGACGCTTTCGGGCATGGGAGAGCGCTTGGCCCATACTATCGTCTGCCGCCATATCCAGCCGTCCGCGCGAAGGGCCTCGGCCACGCGATGAGGGATGTTTAGGAGTTGGCCCGGTTCGCCGCCGTTGTTCCGCACATTCTCCTGTTGGTAGGCTCGGCTCTCTCGGAACGGATGCGGCCCGGTTCCTGGCCCCCCGCTTGAACCGTACGAATCCCCCAGGTTGATGAAGCACACGCCGTCGTCCCGCAGCACGCGCCGGACCTCTCGGAAGACCGCGACCATCGT